CCACCACATCGGCTGTACCTGTATCAGGGGCTGAAGTGGTTGTGTTAGAGGTCGGTGAGGGTGGAGGAGCCGCTGTACCCTGTGCTGCGGGGGCGGCAGTCTTCCGTTTGTTGCGTATCGAGTTGAGTTCTAACAACCGATAGCCTTTTTGGATCTCGCCTTGATCAAAGAATTGTTTAGCTAACCGAGCATCGTCTGCGCTAACGCCAAACTGCTGTTGCATCTCTGTGACTTTCTGGTCAACCTGTTCTCGGTTCTGGTAGTCCTGTAACCGTTGTTCCATCTCCAAGAATCGAGGAGCCATCTCCTGCACCGCTCGATTGATTTGGGACTGACCATCGTCATCAGAATAATTGTAATTCGACTGTTGCTGACTGTGCTGTAGTTGCTGCTGCAGTTGGGCGATCTGCTCGTCACGCAGACGCACTTGATCCTCAAGACCTGACTGGGTTTGAGACATCTCAGTGATCTTTCGACTAGCACCACGACGGTTCTGGTCGAGTTCACTCCTTAACTGCTCTAACTCAGAATCTACAGGGTCAGCTTGGGGTTCTGGAGTCTCGGTATCAGGTGCCTGCTCTTGCTGGGCTGAATCGAGGGTACTCTCTACTTGCATGTTTGCTCCTTATGAGGCCCGATTAACGGGTGTGCTCGTCATTATTGTGCGCCTTCTGCTCCACCAACCGCTTGGTTGGCTAACATCTGCGGCACTTGGTTGGCTAGGTCGCCCATAGGCGTTGTACTAGCTAATTGTCCTTGCAGAACTTCGGCCTGTGTAACGGCTTGGAAGATCTCTGCCTTTCTTTCTTCCGATAGCTCGATCTGGGTGTATCGGACGAACTCTTTAACATCAAAAACACCGCTCTGCACCATGGCGAAGGCGTAGTTGATCTTGTCAGTCATATTCAATGGCGAATCGGCCTTACTATCGATCTCGACCGTGTACAATAACTCCCGCATGGCTTCGCTAAAGAGTAAGTTCTCGCCTTCATCGTAAGTGTTAGTCTCTCTCGGATCTTCAAATCGCTTGAACTGCTGCATCAGGCTGAGTTCCAACCGAGCCTGTCGTCGATAACCGTCATCCATAGCTTGGATCTTGGGCGATTGACGACTAAAAGCGTTACCTGTCAAGACACTAGCCAGCTTACCACTCGCACCCGAATAGGGTTCTTGGCCTTGCAAGACAGGGCTGATACCCGAAGTGTTCTGTCGGGTCGTGCCTTCCAGTTCTTTCAAAACGTTCAGCACATCGCCTGGTACTGGGGCTGGAGGGATTCGCTGCACTTTATCCAATCGTTCGACAGGGATGATCAAACCTGGCTGGTTGGTCAGGTCTTCGTACTGGACCGCTCCGTCTTCTACCAACCACTGGCTATTGCTCATCAACAAAGCGTTAGCGATCACCGTGTTATAAAGAATGTTGACCCCGTCCTGTACACTCAACAACGGTTCAGCTTCGGATCGGCCATGAACCACATGCGGTAACGGGTTAGCCACATAACAACAGACAGGGAACTCGCCATGCCAGTAAGCGTTCGGCTGGTCATAGACCACTGCCTGCTCGTTAACCACTACCACGGTTCGGGATCGGTTAGTGTTGTAGCCCATAGCTTGAGCTTCATGGAAGGCTTCGTTATAACCGTTATCACCGTTGTAGTAACACTCCAAGACTGGATACCGTCTCCGCTCCATCGGGGTTTCACTACCCGTTTGGCCCGAATTACCGTCATTAAAGAAGTTGCGTAACCGCCTCATCCAGCTACGACCCTCACCCTTGATGCCCGACTTGCTATAAACCGAATCGGGCGAACCCTGAGCGTACTGGCTCTCGTCCAGACCGTACAAGTTCTTGATATCGACTGCGTCCATGTAATGCCTGACAATCACATACTTGCTATCGGTCAGGTCTTGTCGGGTTCCCATCGGGTCGATCAGCACATCTTCAAATGGAACGATGGGCAGCTTGACTTGATTGGTATGGCTACAATAGTGGATCTTGCGATAGCCCGTACCGTTAATCAAAACATCCATCAGCAACTTACTGATCTCTAACCCTTCGTTCCGCTTTTGGTGGGTGTTCTCCAGAATGTCTTCTAATCGCTTGGCTAATTCAGCGTCAGTCAGACCTGTCGGGATCTGCATCCCCGTTTCAGGGTCAGTCACCACTCCACTCAACTGGGGGAAGTCGGCCCGAACAAAATACTTAGGCCGAGCTTGGGACAGGATCGGGGACAAGGTATCAATCACTGGAGCCACGATATTACGGGTCAGACGGAACTTCCAACTCGGCATCTCGGCATCGACATAGGCTTCACCTTCATCGATCAGGTACTGGTTACCTAACAGGTACAACCAAGCTTTACGGCTGACCTTAACCCGTTCTGAGATGGCATCTTCAGCGTCATGCCGCATCTGCTTAACGCAATCGACCAGTTCGTCCTCGTCCATGATGTCCAGAAAGTCTTTATCGTTATACATAATCCCACACTGATTTTTTGTTTTTTGACTCTCGCCAACGGTTAAGTTCGATTATGTCCTTCCTGCGTTGATGCCAGCGGTTGGGACGAGGGACAGGTAACCCTTCATGGGCCAGTACCGCACCGATACAGGCGAAGACCCCGTCATCAAAGAACCCTGTTCGGGTCATGCCTTGCGCCCGTTTCTTCCGCTTATTAATCGCCTGCGGTCGACCGTTGACAGTCACGAAGGTAGAGAACTCGCTTAAAACATCTTCGTTCCAGACTTCCAATTCGCCCGAATTAAAAGCGGTCTGCAATAAAGCCACACCCATCCGACGAGAAGTTGAAGTGTTACGCCAACCCATCCGTTCCGAACCCGACAGGCCAACATCCTTCTCTCTCAAGATGTTGTTACAACCCCGTTCAGCCAGCAGACGATTGACCGAACCACCGTCAGCGTTGGATTCGACCAGGATCTTAGCGTTATCGTAGTACTTACTGATCATGTGGATCTGGTCCACGAACTCATCAATATCGATCTGACGACCGTCCCGACCCTTGATCACACAAACTACCTGTAACGGCAACCGTTTCAAAACTACGGCACAAGAGAAGTCGCCTCGATCCAAACCTTCAGCCACGTCAGCACCGACCACATAACCACTAAAATAGTCAGCTTCGGGCGGTAAGTGCATCATCACCACTCCGTTCTGCTGCGGTCTGAACTGGACACTGCCGTGCATATCAAACAAAGTGCCACGTTCAGGCGTTTGGGGCGACATCCCCTTCAGGTTCTCGATCCGAGCCATATCAAAAATACTAATAGCTGCCGTCTTGAAAGCTGTCTCCCAAGTACTGGGGTATTGACGGTCGAATTCGTCCAAACTGCCTTGGCATCGGTTTCGGATAGCATTCCTGCGCCAGTTGAGAGCCTCTAAGCTGAGATTGTAAGCCCCGACCAATAAGGTTTCGTCACCGTATTGCGACTCGATGTTGTCAGATAACTGGTTACCGAACTCTTCTTTGTCTTCCTCGGTAGCGAAAGGCGCACGATACTCGTCATGGTCGAACCAAGGGATGAACAGAGCCTTGAAATCCGACTTCTCCTCCACCGCTCGAACCCATTCTTGGTAGAAGTCGTCACCGTGCTGGTTAGCCGTAGTCTCCAAAAAGATAGCCGTGTCCTCGTTATCAGGCACGGTCTGATACAACATAGCCAAAGTGTTCGCCAGCGAAGAGAAGAAGGCTGCTTCCGAGCAGTGAACAATATTGTAAGTGAAACTGGTGATCTTCTTCTCACCTTCGACCCGTATCTGCGAATTGATAGGATCAGAGAACTTCATTAGCGTACCTTCACGGGTGAAGTCTCTAGCCACCTCGAAAGGTAAGTTGTCAGCGAACCGTTTGTAGACCGAGAAGATGTTTCGGGCCGAACCCGACTTCTCCTCCGTGATGATCAAGCTGTTGGTGAAGGGTTCACAGATGGTGCGTAAGAAACAGTAAGCTCCGATACCGGTGGACGAGCCTTGCTGCCGACCTTTCAACTCCAAGATCCGTACTGGACGGCCCGCTTTCTTCATCTCGTAGGCCGCATTGATAATCTTGATCTGGGTAGCGTTAAGATTGAGCGGGACCAACCTTCGGTTCTTGTCCTGAATCTTCAGCATCGAGACGCAGGCCGTCATCATGCTCTCAGGACTAGAAACCAACTCTTTGGGCTGGCTATAATAAATGGATCTAGCTGTCCTTGCTAACCACTGCTCCCGCTGTTGGGGGGTTAAATCCTCCAACTTGGTGGAACTGGTTGATGAGGACTGCGACTTCTGATTCATCGGCACTGATTAAAGCGTTTTGTTGATTCTCACTAAGACCCATGGTGTCCATGATGATCTTAGAACCGCCAGTGACTAACTGGACTGCGATATTCATCTTCTTACGAGCTTCGGTGGCTGACATGTTCTGGATCTCGGCCTTCTCTAATAACAGGCTGCCTTGATCGATCATCTTGTAGGCTTGAGTCAAGATCCGTTCTTTGTCACGCTGGATGACGTTGGTGGCCTTCTTTTGGAACTCCTTGTCTTGATGGACGTCCCAAGCTGCGGCCCGATCAAACCAATCGTGCTTGCTCGACCATTCGGCCAACCGATTAACATGCCGCTTGGTCGGCTCTCGGCCTAACCTAATCTTAGCTGCGGCCTTCAATGACCGCTCGGTCGGAGTCATAGATCTATAAATCACGAAAGCCTCAAAAGAGACGGGCGTTTCTTCGGCCCGTTTATCCCATTCTGCCATTAACTACCACCAAAAATTCTTTCGTTTGACCCAGAGCTTCTTCTTACCGTAAGACTCAATCTCTCTAGCCTCTTTACGAGCTAGGTCTTGGTCCTGATTGACTCTGGGTCGATCTGGTTGGCGAGGAGGCTGATCGACCTTAGCCTTCAGCTTGCCCAACAGCCTCCTCATATCTACTTCTTACCTTTTTTAGACTTCAGCCACTTGGCTGTGCCTGGGACAGCTTTCTTTTTAGAACCGCCCGACTTCTTACCGTACCCCTTACCTTTTGGCATCCTATTCTCCTTCATCTGGGATTAAAGCTAACAACTCAGCCTTAGTTTGACTGCTGGTATAAGCGATCTCTTCTTGGTCCAGATAAGCCTTGATTTCGGCCACCGTATTCGACTCGTCAGGCTTGGCTAACTGTTCAGCTTCGGGTTCTTCAGGCTCTGGCACAGCGAAAGTAGCCCAATGAGCGTAGGCGATCTTGGCTTTCTCGCCTAGTAGTTCAGCCGCTCGGCCTGTA